GCGACTACAACGGCGAGCTGCGCAAGGTGATCCACGACGCGGCGGTGCTGGGCACGGGGGTGATCAAGGGCCCGGTGGTGAGCAACCGCACGCGCAAGGCCTGGGTGCCGTACACCGACGCGACGGGTCAGATGGTGCATCAGATCGAGATCGTCGAGGAGTTGCGCCCGGCGTCGTTCCGGGTGGACCCGCGCAACNNAGCAGCCGGGGTTCATGGTCGAGCAGTTGCGCAAGGTGCTTGAGGAGGGGCCGCGGCGCTCGGCCGTGTTCCAGGAATTGAAGGACGAGGACCAGCGCGACATCGCCCGCGACACCTATGAACTCTGGGAGTACTGGGGCGAGGTCGAGCACGAGGATCTCGAGGCGGCCGGCGTCGAGGTGGGCGAGAAGGACTCGCTGCGCACGGTGAGTGCGTGCGTGGTGATGATCAACAACACGGTGGTCAAGGCGTTTCTGAACCCTCTTGAGGACGGGCAGATCCCGTACGACTTCTACGTGTGGGAGAAGGTCAGCGGAAGCGTCTGGGGCTACGGGGTGCCGTACCTGATGCGGGCGCAGCAGAAGGTGCTGAACGCGGCCTGGCGGCAGATGATGGACAACGCCGGGGTGTCGAGCGGCCCGCAGATCGTCGTCAACCCGAACGTGATCCAGCCGGCCGACAAGCAGTGGCAGGTGACGGGCCGCAAGATCTGGTTCGCGACCGACGACATGGATGACGTGCGCAAGGCGTTCGCGACGTTCGAGTTCAACTCCCGGCAGCAGGAACTGCAGGCGATCATCCAGATGGCCAGCGAACTGGCCGACATCGAGACGGGCGTGCCGCTGCTCATGCAAGGCGAGAAGGGCGCGGCGCCGGACACCGTGGGCGGCATGCAGATGCTGATGAACTCGGCGTCGGTCGTGCTGCGTCGACTGGTCAAGCAGTTCGACGACATGGTGACAAAACCGCACATCCGGCGGTACTACGACTACAACATGCTCTACAACGAAGACGAGGAGATCAAGGGTGACTTCTCGATCGATGCGCGTGGGTCCAGTGCGCTGCTGGTGCGCGACATCCAGAACCAGGCGTTTCTGAACCTGCTGGCGGCGGGTGCGAACCCGGTGTACGGGATGTACTTGGACACGCAAAAGCTCTTCGAGAAGGCGCTGCAGGCGCAGCACATCGACCCGGCCGAGGTCTTCAAGTCCGAAGACGAGATCGAGCGGATGAAGGAGGCGCAGAAGCAGGCGGCTGCGCAGCCGGCGCCCGATCCGCGCATCGCCGCGGCGCAGATCCGCGCGCAGTCCGATCTGCAGCGGGTGCAGGCGCAGAACCAGGGCGACCAGGCGGAACTCAACACGCGGCTGGCGATCAAGCAGGCCGACATCGCGGCGCGGCGCGAGGAGCTGGCGCTGCAGCGCGAGATCGAGATGATGAAGCTGGCCAACGCGCGCAACCTGACGCTCGAGCAGATCCGCGCGCAGTTGGCCGACACGGCGATCCGCGAACGCGGGCGCAAGGAACTGTTCGCGGCCGAACAGCGGTTGAAGCTCGTGGCCGGATCGGGCATCTGAGGGGCTCGCGATGAAGAGGACCGGCCAGATGGTGGCGATGGTGCTGCTCGGGCGCGATCTTGCGCACCGCGCGCACTGGTCGACCCGGAGCTACGCCGAGCACATGGCGCTGGGCGGCTTCTACGAGGCGGTGGTGCCGCTGATCGACCAGTTTGTCGAGCAGTTCCAGGGCGCGCAGGCCGACCGACTCGAGGTGCCTCTGGCCGACAACGAGTTCGAGGGCGACATTGGCGAGATCCTCGAGCAGCAGATGGCGTGGATCGAGGACAACCGCGAGGCGATCTGCCCGCGCGATGAGACGGCGCTGCACAACGTGATCGATGAGATCGTCGGCCTGTACCAGCGAACGATCTATTTGCTGAGCCTGTCGTGATGTGCTTGGGTTGCGCGCGCAACCACCCTCACAATAGAGGGCACGGACAACTCCGTCCGTAGGGTGTGCTTTCGGTGATCGATTTCCAGTCCTCGTCATGGCACTTGCTGCGCAAGTGGGCCGAGGCGCAGGTCAAGCGCGCACGAGAAAAGAACGATGCGCTGGCCTTGTCGGCGGAAGAGACTGCGGCGTTGCGCGGTGAGATCCGGGTGCTCAAGAGATTGCTCGACCTGCCGAACGCGGCAGCTCGGGGTGTGACGGTCGACCCGGGCGAGTAGCCCCGGCTGACCGCGTTGAGGGCCGCCTTCGGGCGGCCTTTGTCATTGGAGGGCGATGAAGTGGATGCTGAACTGACGCAGGAGCAACTGCAGGCGATCTGGGATGAGGAAGCCCGAGGCGATGCCGGCGACAAGCCCGCAGACGAGCCTCAAGACGCTGCGCCGCTGGCCGAGCAGGCCGCGCCGCAGGATGCGCTACCTGACCCCGATCCCGAACCGCAGGCTCAAGCGCCGGCCGATCCGCTGGCTGGGCTACCGGACGAGGTCAGGGCCGCACTGGCCAAGATCCCTCAACTGGAGCAGGCCAACGCCCAACTGCTGCACCACGTGAAGACCGCCGAGGGTCGCGTGGCGGCGATGCAGCGTGAGTTCCAGACGGCCCGTCAGGCTGCCGCGCAGGTGGCACCGCAAGACGCGCCCTCGCAGAACCAGGTTGTTGCCGCGTCAAAGAACCCGGAGAAGTGGGAGCAGCTCAAGCAGGACTTCCCCGAGTGGGCCTCCGCGATGGAGGAGTACGTGACGGCCAAGCTAGGCAGCGTCAAGCCGGCGGCACCAGGTCTGGACCCTCAAGCGGTCGCCGATCTCGTGCAGCAGCGCGTGGCGCAGTCCGAGGCGAAGCTGGGCGTGGCCATCGAAGAGGCGCGCATCGAAGGCAAGTACGAGAACTGGCGCGATGTCGTGAAGACAAACGACTTCACGCAATGGTTTCTCGCACAGCCAGCTGAGGTGCGTGTGCTTGCGGACAGCACGGCGGCGCGCGACGCGATTCGGATGCTGGACCTGTTCCACGCGACGAAGACGCGAAGCGCGAACGACATTCGACAAGAGCGTGGAGCGCGGCTGGCGGCTGCGGCCACCACGCGGCCTGGGGCGACGCCGCCGCCGAAGACTCTCGGCGACATGTCCCCCGAGGATCTCTGGAACTTTGAAGCAGCGCAGCGCGAGAAGACACGAGCGCAGCGCGGATTCTGACCAACATCTGACAAGGAATCACTGACATGTCTATTCAGAACTACGGCACCGTCGCATCGCGGAACCTGATCCGCGCCGCGCAGGGCATGCTCGAGCACGCGCAGCCGATCACCGTTCTCGGTGACTTCGGCACGCAGCGCGAGATGCCGCAGAACTCGACCGACACCCTGTTGTTCCGTCACACGCTGCCCTTCGGCGCGTCGACCACCGGGACCACGATCGAGAACACCGCCCGTTACGTGGGCACTCCGTCGGTCACCCCCGGCGCCTTTGCGCTGGCCGAGGGCGCGACGCCCAACGCGAACACGATCTCGTTCCAGGACGTGAGCGGGACGCGGCAGCAGTACGGCATCCTGTTCAAGTACAGCTCGAAGGCCGAGCAGATGTACGAGGACGACATCCCCGGCGAGATGGTCAAGCTGACCGGCGAGACGATGGCCGAGGTGATGGAACTGGTGCGCTACGGCGTGCTGAAGGCCGGCTCGACGGTGGTCTACACCAACGGCTCGAGCCGCTCGGCGGTGAACACCGCGATCTCGCTGAACTCGCTGCGCCGCGCGGCCCGCACGCTGGAGTCCAACCGCGCTCGGCGTGTGACTTCGCGCCTGGCGCCGGGTGTGAACTTCGGCACCCGTGCCGTGCAGCCGGCCTACATCGTGTTCTGCCACACCGACGCGGTGAGCGACGTGCGCAACCTGCCCGGCTTCACCCGGGTCGAGGAGTACGGCAGCTACAAGCCGATCCACGACCGCGAGGTCGGCGCGTGCGAGGACTTCCGCTTCATCTCCTCGCCGCTGCTCACCTCGTTCGCGGCCTCTGGCTCGAGCACGCTGAACGGCATGCTGTCGG